AGAAATACCCATTACTGCAACTATTTCTGGAGGTGCGGTTGGAGATGCGGTTGGAGATGCGGTTGGAGTTGGATTAATGTGTTGATTGCAATCATCAATGTTTTCTTGCGTTGCTTCGCCATAAAATCTAAATGTCTGAACAACACCATTGCCATATGGCGTTACATCTTCCTTGTAAGTGTCGTATTCTTCTTGCGTACCAACAAAACAATCGCAGAAACATTCTTTGTGATTTATAAAAGCCCATACATAACGATCCGCTGCTGCTGGAGTTGGGGTTGCTGGAGTTGCTGGAGTTTCTGGTGTTGGACTTGGTGTTGGACTTGGTGTTGGACTTGGTGTTGGACTTGGAGTTGGTGTTGGAGCAGCACCGCCACTAACGCCAGCTAAACCACTTCTTGCTTGGCTTAGATTAGCACTTGTTTGAGCAACAGTTGTATCAGTTGAATATGTCAACTTGTCTGCTGTTGCTAATACAGTAGCACTAAATCCTCCAGCAAAATAACCTTTTGTTCCGTTACCTGAACATCCTGCCAAATTATATCTTGCTTGACTTAAATCTGCACTTGCTTGAGCAGTAGTAGAATCAGTTGCATATGTTAATTTGTCTGCTGTTGTCACAATTGCCGAAATATCAATTCCACCTGCAAAATAACCTTTTGTTGATCCTTCAGAAATACCAGCTAAACTATATCTTGCTGAGCTTAGATTTGCACTGGTTTGGGCAGAAGTTATATCTGTTGAATAGGTTAATTTGTCTGCTGTTGCTAATACAGCACCAGTATATCCACCAACAAAATAACCTTTTGTTGATCCTTCTGAAACACTGGCTAAAGTACTTCTTGCTTGACTTAAATTTGCAGTAGTTTGAGCGGTAGTTGTATCCGTTGAATATGTCAACTTGTCTGCTGTTGCAACATAATTTCCAGTAGTTCCACCAGCAAAATAACCTTTTGTTCCTTCACCAGAACATCCAGCTAAACCGTTTCTTGCTTGACTTAAATTTGCGCTTGTTTGCGCCGCAGTTGTATCTGTTGAGTATATCAGTTTATCTGCTGTTGCAAAATAAGAAAGACCAGCAGCTCCACCAGCGAAATAACCCTTAGTTGAACCTTCAGAAACACCTGCTAAAACGCCTCTTGCTTGAGTTAAATTAGCACTTGTTTGCGCCGCAGTTGTATCATTAGAATATGTTAATTTATCTGCTGTCACAACATTTGCTGAATTATCAGCTCCACCAGCAAAATAACCAGCTATAGCAGGATTTGGAGTAGGACCAAATGTTAAACATCCATATTCCAAATCAGACCAATATTCAGAATTAGGAAGTGCTTGTTGATACCAAGTAATTCCATCTTGAGAAACAATTGCTGTATCCGAATCTCTTGCAATTGCAACAAATCTATCAACTGCAAATTTAACACTAATCCAATCCTTGTTCCCTACCAAAGGAACACTAGTCCATGATATACCATCGCTTGAATAAAATGCTTTAGAATCAAGAGATAACCCTGAGCGATCTAATGTAACAAATACACCATTTCCGAAAGCAATACATTGCATTCCATTGTTGACAGTGCCAGTTGAAAGAGCATTCCAGCTTGTTCCATTAGTTGATGTAACAGCATATCCATTTGGTCCAGTACCACTTAATGCTACATAAGTTCCATTGCCATAAGCAGTTCCGTAAGATGCAGTTCCACCAATTACGTTATATTGATTCCAATTTATTCCATCGGGGGATGTAGCAATTACACCGTTACCTAAAGCGACAAACAAATTGTTTACATAAGAAACTGATTGCCAATATGTCGAAGACGGCATATTGTTTTGTGTCCAGTTTATACCATCAGGAGAAATTGCATAAATATCTGTGTCGTAAGCAACAGCAACAAACTTGCCATTTCCATAAGCGACAGAAAACCAATTTAAACTTGCTGTTAAATCACTAATTTCCCAATTTATGCCATCACTACCATATATTGATTTATCAGAACCAATTGCAACCGAAACAAATTTGTCATCTCCATAAGCCAGAGATATCCAGTCATAAGATCCTGAGAAAGAACCATCACGCCATGTAAAACCATCTGCGCTTAATCCAATTTGATCTCCAAACGATATTGCTAAAAAGGCACATGAAGGATCAACAGGAGGAAATATTGGAGGAACAGGACTTACTGGGGTGGCAGGAGTAAGAGGAGCTAAACATCCATGTTCTATGTCAGACCAATCTTCAGAACTTGGAAGAACTTCATCTGTCCAAGTAATTCCATCAATAGAAACAATTGCTGCATTTGAGTTTCTTGCAATACCAACAAATCTGCTGTTAGCAAATTTAACGCTAATCCAATCTCTGTTTCCTGTTAACGCAACACTAGTCCATGATACGCCATCTGTTGAATAAAATGCCTTAGAATTAATGAATCCACCAGTGCGATCCAATGCAACAAACACACCCTTTCCAAAAGTAATACATTGAATTCCATTATCACTACCACTAATTAAAGTTCCACTCCAATTTATTCCATCTGTTGATGTAATTGCATATCCATTTGAATTTCCACTTAATGCAACGTAAGTTCCATTGCCGTAAGCAGTTCCGTAATAAGCTACTTCAACACCACCTGCTAGGGCATATTCATTCCAACTTATTCCATCTGCGGATGTAGCAATTACATCGCCACCCAAAGCAACAAACAAGTTATTTACATAAGAAACTGATTGCCAATATGTTGAAGATGATATGCTGCGTTGAGTCCAATTTATTGCATCAGGGGAAGTAGCATAAACGTCTGTATTATAAGCAACGGCAACAAATTTACTATTACCATAAGCAATCGAATACCAATCTAAACTTACTGGTAAGTCATTAATATACCAATTGACACCATCGGAACTATAAATTGATTTATCAGAACCAATTGCGACAGCAACAAATTTGCCATCTCCATAAGTCATTGATATCCAGTCATAAGATCCTGAAACAGTACCGTCAGTCCATGTAGAACCATCTACGCTTATTGCTATCTTATTTCCATAAGATATTGCTAGAAAGTCACATGAAGGAGGATTTGTTACGCAACCATATGTAAGAGCATTCCAATTAGAGCTAACAGGAAGACTATGTTCGCTCCAAGTTACACCATCACTCGATACTGCAAGTATATCACCATCAGAAACAAATGCTACAAATTTATTATTATTGAATATAACTCTATGCCAAGAGCTATTTGATGGCATATCTCCTTCTGTCCATGTGGTTCCATTTGTTGAATAAACAAATTTAGGTCCACTTCCTACGACAATGAATTTACCATTTCCAAATGCTATGTCTTTTGTGCCACTTTGGAAATAAGATGATGAAATTGTCGAATAATTCCATACTGTTCCATTTGTTGATGAAACACTTTTGGATGATGCTGAAGAAGCATATCCATCTATTGTAACATATTTTCCATTACCATAAACAGTGTTTTGCCCAAATGGCAATAAACCTCTACCACCAATAGAAGATTCTATCCAAGATGTTGCATCTTCTGATATTGCAACTTTATCCATTGACAATGCAATAAATCTATTATTTACATAAGAAATTGAAAACCAAGTAGAGCTTGACGGCATTGTCCGTAAAGTCCAACTTTCACCATCAGTTGAAGTAAAATAATTGTCTGTTCCATAGGAAATCGCTAAATAATTGCCAAATGAGCCATAAACGACTTTAAATAATCCAGATATTGTTGGATCGTTACTATCAATCCAACTTATACCATCAAAGCTATAAATTGCCTTAGAACCACCGACAGCAACATATTTGTTATTACCAAAAGTAATTCCATTCATTGCTTGTGGAGCAATTTCTGTTGTACCATCTGCCCATGTGATGCCATCTTGAGAAGCAACAGACACATAGTCCCCAATTGCAACAAAGTTACAATCAAGCACTGGTGTTGTTATGCATCCATAAACAATATCTTTGTATCCAAAATCATCGGGAAGAGTATTTTCTGTCCAGTTTATTCCATCCGAAGATAAAGATATAGTATCATTTGATAGTATTGTAAATGTATTATCACCAAAAACTATTCTATTCCAAGCTTTTGCTGATACTAAATTAGCTTCTGTCCAGCTTTGACCATCGGCAGAATAAATGACTTTGTCACTGTTATTTCCGATTGCAACAAATACTCCGTTTCCAAACGCTACGTCTTTTAATCCATCTGGGAACGAAGAAGTTGTAATACTGGAATCATTCCATGTAGAAGCATCTGTTGACCAAATGCTTTTGAATCCTCCATCCATTGTTACATAATAACCATTACCATAAGCAACAGATGCGTTGTAAGTTAATATTGTTATGCCGCTTAAAGTGATTTCATTCCATGTTTCAGCATCAACTGATGTGAGTATTTTATTTGTTCCGAGAACAATGAATAAATCATTTACATAATTAATTGAATCCCAATACTCGACAGATGGTAAATTACCGACATCAACACCAGCCCAAGAAACACCATCAACAGATGTTGCGTAATAATCGTTGTTGTATGAGACTATTACGAATTTGTTATTACCATAGGCAATTGAAGACCAAACAACAGACATAATGCTTGGTGTGTCGCTAAATGTCCAATTGATTCCATCAATTGATTGAATTGCTGAATATTGGGATGATGATATAGCAACATATTTGTTATCACCAAAAGCTACAGAATCTCCACCTATTGGCATAGTGCCAGTTGTCCAAGATGATCCATCTTCAGAAAACTGGGAATATAGATCTGATACTGCTACAAATCCACAGGATGGTGGCGCAACTGGTGTAATGCTTAAAATATAATCTTTATTTTGATCATCTTTTGAAATTTCATCATTTCCTTCAGAATAAATGCTTTCATTGTCAAATTTATCTGTCATTATAACACCTTCACTGGATTTGAAACTATGATTTTATTTACTTGATTTCCCCTCAATGTTATTAACAAAGTTGGAGAATATGTTCCCGGCGCTTGATATGTGTGGGTAGTATAATGTATGTTTGGATTTGTTTGACTTTGATTTCCACCATCCTCAAAAACCCAAAATCTCTCAACAATATCACCACCAGATTGATCAACCAAAGTAAATACAGTTGGATCAACACCCATTTTGTTTGCTGTTAATACAGAATAACCTACACTAGGAGTAGCATAAACAAATAAATTTGGTATATTATTTGATATTGTGATGTATTCCTTTTTTATCACAATGCCTTGAGCACCTAAATTTGTTACTATTCTCAACTTAACATCAAAATTTCCTTCATTGAGATAAGTATGAGTTGGGTTCTTTTGTAAGCTTGTGCCACCATCTCCAAAATCCCAAAAGAATTTGTTTGCTATGATGTTAGTAAAATTTTGAAAATGAACAGTTAAAGGAGCAGATCCAGCTAATGGATATGCTCTGAACAATGGTCTTGGAGACAAAAGTTTAATTTCTTGTTGCTTTAGAATATTGTTTAATGATCCACTAGCTGGACTTTCAATTGTTCCTAAAGTATTTTCTATCTTTAAAACTGCATCTTTAATGCTATTGTGATGGTCAGCAAAAACACCACCTATAACTTGTGCTCCAACAGCCCAATTCGTTTGCCTTGACCCAGCAAAACCACGAACTAATGAACTAAATGTTTGATTTGTTCTTTTTTCATAATAAACATATTCAGGAAAAGTTGCATATTTGTCTTGTAAATTAATTCTTAGTATTCCTTTTTCAGGAAAATTTTCCGCATTATCTACAATAATTAAATCAGAACCATAGTTCAAAGCTTGCGTTAAAACAGTTTCGCTATTATTTGTAGCAAAGTAAAGAGTATCGTAATTATCAATAGCTTCTGGAAATACGGACAAATCACCTGCGATATATCCTAAATCATAACTACTGAGTTTGCTGACCATTTCCTAAAAGACCTTTCCTGTTATTGACCAATTCTAAAAAATTATGTTTTAATTTGCTAGAATTATCTAGTTGGAGTATTGATCTAACTAATTCTTTATTTATAGGATTCTTGAGTAAAAAATCCAAATTTAATTCATTTCCAAATTTATTTTCAAAATATTCTGCTTGTGAATCGCCATCATTCCAATTTTTAATCTTTGTTTGTGCGTCAATCTTAGAAAAAATGTCTATAAATTTTTGACATTCATCTTCATAGTTTTTTTTATTTTCAAGCAATTTTTTATGATTTATTTCCAAGTTTTTTAAAGCTCTTTCTAATTTTCTAACTAAGAATGGTGTTTTTCTAGTATTTTTTTCTTGTTCTTCTTCTATTTCTATTTTTTTAATTTCAATATCATCTAAAATATTTTCTAATTCCATTTCTAAACTAACAAGACTTTCATAACGTGATTTAAGCTCACGGACACATTGCCATGCTTGTGCGCTTGGCGTTAATTCTTTTCCAATTATAAACTTTTCTATCTGATAGTCACTATGCCTATTAACGACAATATCCTTGTCAAGTATTTCTTTTATTTTATTTAGCATATATTAAAATAGTAACTTTAATCTAAAGGTAGATCAAAGTCAATTCTAATTATGTCGTTTAAAGTAATTGCATTGTCTAACGTAAATCCAGTCCTTGCTTCATTTTCAAGAAATCCATTTAATTGGTAAGAACTAGTTGCTAATGGTGTTGGAACATAAATCAAAGATCCATCGTTATAAATTCTGACACCGTTAATGTAAACTCTTAAAGAACCAATTTCAAATGGAACATTTAAACCTGTAATATAATTAATATAATCAGGAGTTAAGTTAGCAGAAGGAGGTTCAACACCATAAAAATGTCTATGTGCGTTTTGTAAACCAACTGCCACTTCAGCTGAAACAATGTTAGGCTGAGTGACAACAAAGCTAATTGTAGTGGAATTTTTTAATATAACTGGTCCACTGTTAAAAAAAGCAACTTGACTGATTTGGTCAACTTGAATAGTGACATTTGTCGCCTGATCAGCAATTAAAGCTAGTTTTTCACGTTCTGATAATTCCATCCTGACATAATCAATCCCATCATACGATCCATCAGTATGCGCTCCAATATTATGTAAAGTTTCATCAACTTTAAAAGTTTTTAAATCACCACTTGGTTGTAATGACTGATCAAGTCTAGCTGCTAATGTTCCAGCAGATCCTATTGCTGATTCTAATATCGCTGTATTGGCATCTACAGCACTATTAATAATTTCATCTCTTTGAACAAGAGCGTCAATTGGCAAGTTATCAACTTGATAATAATAAGGCTGTAACGGTTGATAACTTGGTACGTTTATTATGCTAATATCTGGCATGGTAACATATTTAGTCTAAATCACAGTAAATTTACACGCCAATTCCAAACAATTTGAATATCAGATGTTTTTGATAAAGGAGAGAATGTTGCCATTGAATAAAGTATGTCATTATTAAGAACTAAAGCCATCTCAGACAAACTATAACCATTTGCATCATCGAATCCTAAAACCGAAGTAAATACAACTTGTGTGTTATTTGTAGAATCAACACTTGCAATCACTGGCTTTGTAGCTCTTGTAATGCCAAAAAGACCAGTTCTATTTGCATCTACATATCTAATTGTTACTCCGTCTGTGCCGCCATCACCAAAAATCATTCTAGAAACAAATTGTTCATAACTACCAATTTTGTTTGCGAGAACTTTTACTAATTCTGATCGACCACCAACGAGAACAGCATTGCTGAAATCAATAGCACTCTCTTCGCCATTTTTATTAATAATTTTACCTGTCACATAGCCTAAGCATGTTGATGAATCGTTCATATTTTCCCTTCGATTTTCTTGTTGTCTCTAGTTAAAATAGTGTAGCCGATGCTTTCTTCTTGAATAGAAACAGACTTAGGTCCATTCGCTAAACCAGCCATAGCAAAAGGAGACACAGTTGTTGTCTGATATTCAATTAAATTATTATTAGACCTATCAATAAATTCAAAATTATTTCCACGAATTGTTGCTGGAACTTCAACATATTGTACTAGTTCATAATTAACAGAAGTTCCACCGCTACTAATCGTTCCCCAATCTTCAAATCTTCCTGAAATGTAAAGATAATCATTACTCATAATTGTAACCTGAGAAACAATTGAATAAAAATAATTTGAATTTATTTTTATTAAATAATTTTCTTTAAATGTGCTGTCACGAACAGCGTTGGGATCATTCGGATCAGTAAATGCTGGGAATGTTATTGGCTTAGCCAAAAGCATTTTATTATAATTTAAATTACCAGTATTATATGTAAGTCTTTGTAGAATTTTACCACTGATGCCAGCTTGATCACCGCTATTATAGCCATCAATATAAAATTCGTTAACTGTAGTTGGATATCCGTCAATATAATATTGTAATAATGTTGAATCAAAATAAAAATAATTGTTACTTGTTAAAAATGTTGTAATATTACCTATTCCAGTACCTGAGTCAACAACAACTCTGCCTCTGTAACCAACATTATAAATCCCTGATAAAGGATAAGTTATTCCATTAGAATCTGTATAAGATTCTAAAACAATATTGTTGTTTTCATCTAATATTTTATATGCAATGCCAGCAACAGAAGTATTACTGAGAGTACCGTTATTAACTAGTATCAATTTATCATTATATGTATTTTCGATTTCATAAATAAAACCTGTTGAAACAATTTCTACTTTCCATGCAGCCATTGCATTGCCGTTTATAACATCGAATACAGTTTTTATAGGATAATATAAATAATTTACATTATCATCTGATATTGAATAAACATTATCTTGATAAACATCAAAATTAGTATCAGCAATAACAATGTTTGATAATATAAACGTAAAATCTGTTGAATTGACTGGCTCTGCAATAGTTCCAACTACTTCAACAATGTTTCCTTGTGCATTTTGCACTGTATATTCACCACTGTTGACGTGTGGGGCAAGTATTTGCAAAAATGTATCTGCCAATGTATTGGTTATGCCAATACTCTGCAAATTTTGTAAAGGACAAAACAAAACAATATTTTCATTGAATGCATTGGTTGTCCCAGATTCAATGCTTGTTGCATTGGCTAAAGCGTTTCTAAGAACAGGACTGTAAAGATCAGAACCGGGTTGAATATTTCTGTTAAATATATCTGTAACTTCTCCAGAAATAAGAAATTCTCCACCATCATAACGAATCAAAATTTCCCAACTTTCATCTGCTGGCAACATGTAATCTTGTAAATAACCATTAAATTGCAACGTATGCAAAATAGCGTGAAAAGGAATATAATCAGCAATTATTTCTTGAGCTTCAGTCAATCGGATGTTAGATAAATCTTGTATTGTTAATTCAGCATTAAATCTCGAACTTATTGTGTTTCTACAAGGTTCAACAAAATTTTTATCAATATCTTTGGGATCATTGCTGTCTCTTAACGAACCATTATATTCATCCATGTTGTAGGCTTGTTCAGAATAAGGAAATTCTGTTCTAATCTTACCAAAAATAACAGGATCATAAAATGGATTCTTGACATTGATAATCATGTCAAATAATGGATCACTCTCTTCTATTACATAAGTATTCCAGTCTTTTTTAGGATATTCAAAATACCTATCATCCCTTGTGTCAGCTAATGGCAATGTTAAAATATAACTGTGAATTTGAATTTGTTCAGGTTCAGTAAATTCCCTAATTTGATAAGTGATCTTTAAATGAGAACCAAGTTCAAGTGGATTCCCAATATATTTCATGTATGATTTGCCACTAGCTGTATAGATTTCAATGTTATTCAAATTTATTGAGGTATAATTTGATATATTTGTTTCATACTCTAGTAGAAAATATGTTGGATTTATTGGCAAACTTACTTTTTCTAGTTCAAAAATATTATTGCCAATATAAACAAAGCTTTCTGTAAACGTATACTCAGTGCCTATTTGCCAAAGTTGTGAGAACCTAATTAATTGAATCCCAGCATCATTTAAAGCTTCTGTTAAACCACGCAATGTTCCTTTTGATTTGTTGAGAGGAACAGCTTTTTTAATTTGTTTGCGCCATCTGGTTGGATCTGAGCTTCTTAATTTTAAATTAAACAAATTAGCCAAATAAACAAGCAATGGCTCTTGCAAAACATTAGCATCAAGAAGGTCAACAATTTGATTTGCTAAATCTTCAATGTTTCTAAAGCCAATATTAAGAGATTGATTTAATTTGTCTAAGATTTCTGGAGTTCTATCGCCTGAAGAATATGTTGATTTATACATTTCTGGCAAATAACGAGTCAATAAATCATAATATTTTTCAGGAGGAGTTCTGTGCATTGGAGTACTTGTGTACGAAGCAATGTCACTTTGTAAATAGAATGCTAAATGTGCGCTTAATGTATCTCCAGAAGGGTTTGGCTTCCATTTATAGCAAATAAAATAATCACCTTCCCTAACATTTAAAGCATCCCAAGAAAACTTAAACATGCAATAAGGGAAATCATCAGTTGTAATTTTCTCTATTATAGAATCAGTATTAGGCTGTCCTCTAACCCATAATGGACTCGTAGCACTTCCTGATTGAAAGACAATCAAAGAATTTTGATAATAAAAAGTATTTGTTACAACACTCGACTGCCAATCAGCTAATGCATCATTTGCAAGCTTAATATTAAGCTCCGTTGGATAATTACAAGCAATATTTTTTAAATAAATATATCTTTCTTCCAAATTAGCTTGAGCTATTTTTGTATCATATTCTTGTATGTTTGGTGAAGCATAACTTCGTTCAATAAAATAAATTGTTATATTTTCAATGTAATACGGATCTTCAAAATAACATTTATTCGCATCAGGAGTTAAAAATATAAATTCAACTCTGTCATTGACTTTAGGATTGTCGTTATATAACTTATTCATAAGTAAAGCTTACCGATATAGTTTCAGGTCTGATAATTTCAAAATATCTTGCCCTAACAATTTTACCGCTATTGTCAGGATCACTCGTTGTAAAATAAATATCATATCTTCTGGGTTGTTGCAAATCTGAAAGAGCCTTGATTATATCAACATCTCTTAAATTCTGCTCATAATCCCAATTATTCAAAGAAAATAAATTTTCTGTTCTAGATATGATGTTAGCTTTGATATCATCTTCAAACTTCTTGTAATATTTATCTATAATGACATTAATAGAAATATTTGATAAAATAATTTCTCCATCCAATACATTTAAATAATCTGTCATCATTTTATTATTATTCATGTATTGAGTGAATTCATATTTAAATTGACTTGATGCCTTTTCAAGATCAAAATTATTAACTTTAGATAAAATATAAAGTTCAACAATATTAGCACTACATCCTGAATGCCTCAATACTGCATTAGCTTTACCCATAACACCATTGTATGGTGTTACAAACAAATTTGAATAATTTTTATAATCACTTCCAGAAACACATCTGTTTTGAGTTTGATTATAAATTGGCAATTTATATCTAATGTCATCAATTGTGTCGCCAGCATATCCATACTCGCCTCTTGTATAGTTTGTCAAAGTAACAGCGACATTATAAATTTCACCGGGAATTTGAACCAAAGTCTGTGTAGTAACGAAATTACTTACGATATTTCCTGATGTGCCACCACCAACTCTGTAAATAACCTGAACAGAAGACCCAGAAGGAGGGATAAAGCCCGCTCTATTGTTACCAAAAACAATATAAACAGAATAATCAGAGTTGTATTCTACTCTATATTCTCTTCGTGGAGAAGATTCAGTAAAGTATTTAACTTGTTCCCATCTAACGCCATCAACATTTACACGAATTGAATCAAGCAAAACAGGTTTGTAACTCAACAAATAAGCCTGATCTGTACCACCAACAGCAGCAAATACATCATTGTATGTTTTGCCCTCAATCCCAACAATGTTACTGTTGATAAGTGTACCAGCAACAATATAAATGTTTTCATCATAAATCGGTCTGTTAAGAGAATCTGAAGGAAATAATTCAATAGTTGTGTTGACGTTATTATTAAATATTCTTACAGCATAAGGCGCAACTATCTCCAAATCAACATTATATGGTGTTTGAACTCTTCCAGACCATAAGCTTTTACCAGCAATTGGTGGCTGAGGTGTATATCCAACCAATTGTGCTAATCTAATAGCATTTTCAAGTTCTGTGACAGTGTCAATGAACACTTCATTGGCAATTTGGTCTGTTTTAAAAGAAAGAGTATCAGCGATAAATGCCCAGTTTTCAATAAGCATCATCCCAAGACTTGATTCAACAAAGTCGTTAAATTCAATACCAAATTTTTCTTTGATATAAGACACCAAGCGAGACTTCATAGACCAAAAGTCTTGATTGGTATAATTAAGAGAAAATATTTGAGGTCTAGTATTATTTGCGCCAGTTTTATATGGTTTCAAATCAAATGGACATTTTTCCAAATCAGCCCCCTTCAAATGGTATTGCTAACACTAAGTTTTCAATAACATTTATTTGTTCTGGATTTATATAGTTAATTTTCACCAAGACTCCATTCTGATTTGTTGTAGCTATTCCAGTACTTCCTTTTTCTGACAGATTTTCAACTGAAATTGATTGTACTGTTATTCTAGGTTCCCATCTAGAAATTGCATCCGCAATTTCTTTGCTTATCTCACTTCTTGTTCCCTGAGTATTAGGTGAAAAAAAATACTTGCGTAAAGCTGTTCCAAATTGTGGCAACATAACCCTGTCACCCGGATTTGTCAAAATCAATTGAATCAAATCGCTTTTTATATTACTCGAACCAATTTGAGAATAAAAAAATCCTAAAGGATTTTTTGTTACTGGAAATGGAAAACCTTTCAAATCAGTCATTTAAACTCCTTATTACTAACAACAAACTTTTTAACTAAGAGTATAGCCGCCAGTACACAAATCATCACCTATAGGACAATTAGTATCAGCTATATTTAGGTTCCCAAGTCCAATACCCACAGCAGCATTGCTACAAGAAGCATAAACTCTGTCACTTGCCCTTACGCAATTACCAACTAAAACTAAAACTGGGAAAAGACCGGGCACACATTCTTTTAAATCCGTTGTCGCTTGATTTGTTGCTGTGTCTAATTCTGGACGCAAAAGGTTTTCAGGTGGACTTGGATCATTCTCATTAGGAGGATCTGGTGGTGGCGGGAAATCCCTACCTGCTAATAAATATATCTTTTCATCCACTTTGATTATATGGTTGCCTCTTCCAATATGGAAGAAATTATTTTCAGTATAATCCAATCTATCCGTTGCTGTATAAACAATTTTATGACCTTCAATTAATTCAAGAGCATTTTCCTGAGCATATAAGAATAAATTACCACCAGATCTTACTTGAATATATCCAGATTCTTCTATGCCTTCATAACCTTCTTGTAATTGTATAACATGCGGTCTTGAACCATTATATAAAGTCTTCTGAGGAGCAATTATATCAATTGATTGACCTTGTGTTGTTTGTTGACTTGGACTATCGTTTAAAGTTATCTGCAATCCATATCCACTTCTTAATTGCATGTAAGCGGAATTAGCATTATTAAAAGGAGTAGCACCTTCTGTTCTACAGGCATAAACTCTTTCATTGCCACCATCTGACAAAGTAATTTCATGTCTGCTTGTTGAAGATATTTTAATTCCTTGATTTTCAGAAGCAATGCTATCACATTCAGCACCATCGACCTCATCACATAAAAATATCTGATTTCCTAATGCGCTTGTTAATTTTATGCCATTGCTTGGTCCTCGTACTTGATTTACCCCTTCTCCAAGCCTTTCTGCATCATTCAATTCAATTGTGTGTCCAGTGGTAGACTTCCAATAAGTTCTTCCAAGAAATTTATCATCACAACCAAAATCAAAAGGTTGTGTACTTCTGTTCCAATCCATATCTCCTCTAGGCTGATGAACAGAATCATCCATGACAAAAGAATGACCAGAAATTGATAATATCTGCACACCAGTCTGAGGTAAATCACATTTATTATTTTGTGGAGTTTGTGGACCTTTATATGGTCTACATTCACTTTGTTGCTTGAAAAATGGATTCCTACCAATTTGATTGTTTTCAAATTGATTTTCTGGATCACCACCAATAATTGTTGCTCTATCTTCGGCACTACAACCAGTTTTTTCACTTTTCACTGCTTGTGCCGGTGGAAGAGATGGCTGATTTCCTGAAAGGTCAATTGATTCACTTCCATTTGGATTTGCTGTAAAAACTGCTGCGTTTGGCAAACCAACAATACAGCTTGTGTCACCATCTTTTTCATTGTTTACACAAGTAGGATGCGCCCATTGACCGCAATAATGCATATGATCGTCTTTAAAAATCATCCAATTTCCATTACCACTCATGATTTCAAGACGTTTCCATTTTCTATTACACTTTGCATCTCCATCAACCATCTTCATCATGTGCTTTTCAGGAGTTTTAAAACCATAAATATTCGGATATGTCATACGCATAATAACGCTTGGATCATTTGACAAATCTTGAATAGAATCAATATCAGGACCATTATAAGATTCTGTATTCCAAGGAGGCAAAGACTGAGATCCATTGTTTTCTCCAAGTAAATATCCATTTCTTCTTCCTGAATATAGTTGTGTAAATTCTTCTACAGGAATACCAAATGAATCAAAATTGCCTCTACTAGACTGTCTTTCACGACACCAAGTAGTTCCTAAATAATAAGTAGCACCACTACATCCGTTTTCAAATGCTATAAGAACTGTTGATCCTGCTGGTGGAATCCAAGATGATCCGCAATCATCAAAACCACCAAATGACGATATCGGAGCAGCCCAAGGCAATGATCCTACCTCAGTTTTTGGATTGTCAAATAGTGGAGAAAACCATTGTATTCTGTTTTGTTTCCATACATCAAAAGTACTCACACATATTGCAGAATATATTCCATAATTATTTAATGGCTGGCGGACAATAGATTCACGCATTTCCTTTGTTACTATATTGAGATCAATAACATTTTTCTCTAATTCTTTCATTCTTTCATTAAATTCATTCACAATATTATTCATTTAAGCTCCATTATTTGCTGCTTATCAAGGATTCTGAACCAGACTTAATGTAGTAGTCCATTTCCCGTCAGTTACTTCATGATCACATGCTTTAATAAAGTACAAACCTTTAGAAATTTGAGAATTGATTGCTGGAGTAGCTAACCAATCTAATTTTTGATCCGCTAACACAAAAGGTGTTTGACCTATGGAAAATGGATTAATAAATATTATTTTTATTGAACTACCCAGCCAATTAAGAGTAAAAAGAAATCTTGGATCACCTTGAATTTTTAATTCAGCTGTTATTGTTCCAAAAATTGGCTTACTAGAAATATATGCTGACATATTTGCTTCTGCTGCCCTTGCTGCAACTGCTGGAAGTTCTCTAGGGTGAATTTCTCCATCAAGCTTATTTTGATCTATTGCACTCTTTACAACAACATCTTGTCCTTGGTTATTATTGGATTTTGGATCAGCAGGATCACCCGGTTTACCCGGACATGCGCTTGCAACAATTTCAGCTTTAGGTGCTACAGCACCTCCAGCAGCTCCTCCTTGTACTCTATTTGGAGTTCCAACAAATTCTATTTTTGGATTAAAACTAATAACTGGACTTAGATCTCCGCCATTAATGGCATATGTGCCAAGAAAATTTCCGGTAACATTACATATGTTTGTTTTTCCCGCCTTTTCATCACAAAAAACGCTTTCTGCCTCTACCAAGTATAACGTGTCATCATTTGCTCCACTAGGAAAACACATAAACACGCCATTTCCAGCTGTAGTCAAAAATGTATCTAAGTTTTTTCTTATTGCATCTAATGGAGGTAAATTGTAACCAGCATATACGCCTTTACGGCTTTCATTTGCGTCAATTGGAGCACCTATTTCTGATGTATATGTCCAATCACCAGCTACTCCTTTTGGTGGTTTAACCAAAACAACACGCGCATCTGCTGGGGCAGCCCCCACCACTCTAGGAGGGCAATCACCATCTAACATTAATTCTGCTGCTTTTAACAAAGGAATGACATGTCCCGGCTTGCCAAATCGATTGTTAACTTTGGTTTGATTAGCACCAATATCCGGTCCTTTTAATGTTAATTTATATTTTGGACAATTGGTT